CCATGATCGTGCTCAACGGCGACATCCTCGACGGCGCGCGCATCTCGCGCCACCCGCGGATCATGTGGGAGCAGCAGCCGCAGCTGAAGGACGAGATCCACGCCGTGCAGGATCGGTGCGCCGAGATCGAGCGAGCGGCAGGCAAGGCCAAGCTCATTCGGACCATCGGAAACCATGACGCTCGTTATGAGAACATGCTCTCAAGCCGCGTCGCTGAAGTCGAGGGCATGCCGGGCTCGACGCTGCTCGACTTCCTGCCCAAGTGGCGCGCCGGCTGGGCGCTGCACCTCAACGCCAAGACCGACGGCTGGGTCTGCATCCGGCACCGCCCGGTCGTGGGCGGCATCCACGCCGCCATCAACTCCACGCTCAAGGCTGGCGTGAGTTACGTCCACGGCCATCTCCACCAGTTGAAGGTGACCCCGTGGGCCGACTACCGCGGCCGTAGATACGGCGTAGACACCGGCACGATGGCCGACGTCGGCGGCCCGCAGTTCACCTACGTCGAGGCGGGCCCGCTCAACTGGGCGTCGGGCTTCGCGGTGCTCACGTTCCGCGAGGGTCGGCTCCTGCCGCCCGAGATCGTGGTGGTCGATGGAGGGGAGGCGTGGTTCCGGGGAGAAGCGGTCTAGCGCTTTCTCGGGTCCACGCCGGCCAGCATCGAGGCGTACCAGAGCATCTTCTTGGCGTCCTGCTCCACGGAATCCTTCAGCCCCAGTCGCCAGTTGTACTTCGCCACCTGCCCGCGCAGGTATCCGCGAAACTCCGCCGGCGAGAGCTGCGCCTCGATGGCGTCGATGCACTCGATCTCGCCGGCCTTGTAATGGTTCGGGTTGATGGGGTCGCTCATGTCATCACCTCCACGAGAAGCGCGCAGAACAGCAGGATGCCGATCGCCGCGATGATCGCGTCGCGCAGCAGCCGAAAGAAGGCGTCAAAGTCAGGCGGGCGTTCCATCACCATCCTCCACGGCATCCTCGACGCGCGCGATGAGCTCGTCGAGCTCCTCGTCGCCGATCTGCTCCTTACCGTTGACGGCGCACCAGGCGGGGTCGAGCCGGCGCAGGGCGTCGCGCACGTCGCGCAGCAGATCGTGTCGCTCTCGCAGCAGCCGGAGCAGCCTCATGCGCTCGCTCATTTGCTCCCCCTCGCACGGATGGCGTTGACGATTTCCTGCGCGTTGTTGTCGCTGATGCACAGCCCGTGAACAATCGGGCAAATCGCCTCCCGCTCGGCCTCAACCGCTGCGGCAATCTCGCGCCGCCGGTTCACGCACAAGGGCTTCTGGCAGTCGGGGCCGCAGGTGTGGATGTGCTCCGGCTCCGGCTCCGCGAGCGCGGCGTCGAGGGCAGCGATTTCGGCGCTGTAATCCGATTTCTCGCCGCTTGGCCTAATCGTTTTGTCCGCGTCTCTGAACGCGGCGTGTAATCTCCAGACCACAGCGCGCGGCAGGGTGATGTCGCTCACGGCTTCACCTCCCGCGCCTTAAGCATGGCGTCGGCTATGGCATAGGCGTCCTTAGCAATGTCGTCAAAAGTTGCGCCTTTGGTCACATACGATGCCAACCCCGCCAACGCCTGACCCGCGAACCAATCCCGCAGGGTCATACCTTGCTCTTCGTTCGCGTTCTTGTCGTCGGGAAAATATTGAATCGTGCTCGGAAACGCCGGGCCGCCGTCGTTAATTTTGCTCATCGCTGCCTCTCCTGTTGTTTCGGCCCAGAACACTCGCCCGCCCACATCCGGGCGCATCGGTTGTCGATGAGGCAGCCCGGGTATCCGCACCCGGCACGCTGCCCGCGCAGCTGCTCGAGCTCGGCACCGTACTCGGCGCACCGCTCCATCAGCTCCTTCACCTTCGCCCGGTACTCGGCCTCGCTGTGCGCGCGCGCGAGCCAATCCTTGTCCCAGTCGTCGAGCTCGATGGTCATTCCCGGTCCTCTGCGCTGTGCCAGTCGCGCTGGCGCTTAAGGAACGTCGGCCACTTGAGCTCGTCCACCCAGCTGCGATCGTCGATCAGCACTTGGTTGGTAGGCTGCGCCGTGTACCGGCCGTTCTCGAGCTGCAGGAAGTAGAACTCCTTGCTCTGCGCCGGCGAGGCGCTGAACGCATCGCCGACCGGCGCGAGCGTGAAGAGGTACATGCCGGCGTGCTCGGCGCCGTCCTGCAGCCGCACCCTCGCATTCATGGAGGAGAGGTACGGATATTCGAGGGTCGTGAACTGCCACCCGTAGGCGTCCCAGGTCGCGGCCTGCCACGGCTCCCAGGGCGGGGCGTCCTTGACCGCGGCGAGCTGATGCAGCGGCACGTTGCGGTAGACCGCGCCACACTCGAGCAGCACATGGCAGCCGAACGCGCGGCCGGGCCACGAGGTCAACCCGAACCAGACCGCGCGCAGCGGCTCGTGCTTGCCGATGGCATCCGCGTCGATCCAGACATACTGATGCGCGGGCAGCGGGCCGGCGTGTGTGTGTAGCGTCATAAGGTACCGGCTGTCTGGACGGGGCCGGGCTCCGGGGAATGTTCTCGCCAGACTCGAGGGGGGATGGTCCTACGCCGCGCGCTTCTTGAGCTTCTCGTTCAGATCGTGCAGCGCCCGCAGGTGCAGGAAGGCCGGCCAGGCATCATCGTCCAGGGACGGGTAAAAGTGGTGGCCGAAGTCACCGTTCTCCTTGCTGAACCGCAGCAGGTGGTACCCGCCGTCGATCCGGTTCCCGGTCGTCTCCTCGTACGCCTTGGCGTAGGCCGCCAACTGGCACAGCATCTCCGGCCAGACCGAGTTCGAGGTCTTGAAGTCCCCGAGCACGAGCTTGCCGTCGAGCCTGCCGATGAAGTCCAGGGTGCCACCGTACCGGTGCGCCTCGGATATCACCTTCACCTCGCAGTCGATGATTTCAAGCTGCGTGCCCTTGCACCAGAACTCAAAGGCCGAGTAGGCCGACGATGCGCGCGCGCGGAACGACACCGGGTCGGTGACGGTCTCGGCGGCGATGCTCTGCTCGAGCACCTCCGTCGGGTTCCCGCCCTTCACCCACGCCTCGCACATGGCGTGCACACACGTCCCGATGGCGAGGATGTCGTTCCCTTCGTACAGACCGCCAGGCGCGTCCTTGCCTTGACCCTCCAGCAGCCCGTGCTCGCGGCCCTGCTTGTACGCCCAGTTGATGAGCGCGCCCGGGTCCTTGATCTTGAGGACCGTGGTGACCGACGGGATCTTCTTCCCGTCGGCTGCCTTGTACCCTTGTCGTGGCGTGGGCATGGTCAGAAGCTCAGGTCGTCGTCGGCGAAGTCCGACGCCGGCACGGCAGGCGCCGCGGCAGGCTTCGGGGCCGCCTTCGGCGCGTCCACGATGCGCGCGGCGATCTTGTCCTGCATCCAGGTCGGGAGCTTGTCGAAGATCACCCCGTCCGGCGCGTCGGTCGAGTACACCAGCGCCTCTCCCTCGAGCGCCGGCGCCGGGATCGCCTTCGGCAGCGGCATGATGGACGTGAGGTTGGCATACGTCCGGTCGCCCTTCACCGAGTGCGTCACGTTGATGAAGGCCGGCTTGCCGGCGATCTTGCCCAGGTCGAACTTCTTGAGCTCCTCCGGCGTGAACGCCTTCCCGCGCCACGACGTCAAAAGCGCGTAGAGCGTGCTCTTCTCGTTGAGGCTCAGACCCACCGTGCGGCTGATGACCGCCGGCAGGCTCTTCGTCTCGCCGTCCTTCGTGATCTCGACCCGAATCTCCGGGATCTGGAACCGCAGCACGACGGTGCGCTTCGGCGCGAACTGGCCGCCCGGGGAGGGCTGGACGCCGACGTCCACCACCATGTCGCACACGGCCGCATACGCACCCGCCTCAATGGGCTTGCGGGGCTCGAAACTGCCGCCAGAGGCGGCGCTAACAAACAGACTCATCGCTTCTCTCCTTCTTGGGTTGTTGAATCGACTCTTCGGATTTCGACCACGCCGTCGTGGCCGGTAAAAATGGACAGCCCAGAGAACCGCAGCGCCTGCGCCAACTCGCCGACGCTG